CATCTTCTGATGAGTTAGGGATTCCACCAAGCTCTCTCTCTGTTTTAGATAGCTTGTTGTATGTTTTGTCAGGTCGATTCATGCAGAATCCTCGATATCCACGATTCTTGAAGTGATAGAGCAGGCGGGGCTTGTTGTTCTCCACAAGGATAGGCATGCCGTAAAAAACGCAGGCCATGAGTACATCCTCAAAGAACAGCTCTGCCGTCTGCGGTCGGGCGATGTACTCCAAGAAAAACTCGTTGCTCGGAGCGTCGTCCATATTAAACTTCGTAAGGCCGTGCAGCGCACCGTTTGAACCTCCGCCACCGACTACGCCTGAGATATCGTAAGAGTCACAACCAAATGCACCGAGGTGGTCGTTGGCCGGATACTTGATACCGTTGCGCTCCGACACTCTATTCTGCATCTGCTTCTTAGGAACCCACGACACCTTGAAGCGTCCTGAGTTGTCAGGATAAAATATGACCTTGCTGTCTTTGATGCCGTCCTGCCATCTGAAGCTACCCCGTGTAACGTGCTGATTCATAATCAAGCTATCGTTGTAATCTATCTGCTGATAGATGCGGGTTAGGTTGAAGATGGACTGCTTGCTTTCATCCCTGAAGGCGTGAGACTCTGTGCGAGGGAACTGCCTGTAGTATTCGTTCAGAGCATCTGCGTCCGATTTAAGCGACTCTACCTCCGCCTCCCAATAGTCTATCGCACCCTGATGGATATCTTCTCCGTCGATGCCCTCTACGGCCTTCTCAGGGGTTCTGAAGACAGGCATACCGTAGCGGTCGATGAACCCCTCCATGTTCCACTCCATAGGAATAAACAAGGAGTACATCCCGCTCTTGGTCTGTCCGTTCTTGTTTCTCTTGAGCACGTCAGAGTCTCTATACAAATCCTTGAAGTTTCCCCCACCCTTGGACAGGGCGTTGGAGGTTGACCCCATCATGCACTTGCCGATAATCTTACTACCCAAACGCAAGCACGTCTTGGTGACGCGCCAATTGTTTAGGATGCTATTCGGCTTGAGCCACTTACCGCTCTCATCATGTACAAGGAGCAAGAGCTTCTCACCATCGTAAGAGTTGTCGTCAGTGTTCTTCCAATCAATCGTGGTGTCGAGACCTTGAATCTCATCGTCGTCCACGTCGAACATATTCTTCTTGGTAATCTTAGACGCAGGCACGCGGTACGCAAGCTCTGTCTTGGGCTTGTCCATCCCGTCCATGATAGGCTTGAAAAAGAACGGAAGTCGGCTGTTGATTGGAACAACCTTGTCGGTAAACATCTTCTTGGCATCAGTACCCGTCTTTGACAGGATGCCTACACGAGAGTCTTTGGCAAGCGTGGCGGTGTTTACACACTCTGACGACGACATAAACGAAAAACCTGAACGACGAATCTTCAGGTACACCATACCGAAGCTCCTTCGGTCAGCCTTGCACGCCTCCCAAAAGATGTAGAGCAAGCGGTTGGCCTCACGGAAGTCGGGGTAGCCTACGTCAATGCTTGTCCATTGCAAGTACATATAGTGCGCCCCTGTGAGATAGGTTGGCTTGCCATTGTTCATGAACCAATAGCCATCTTCCCTCCTGTCGAACTCACGCTCGATATAGTCAACGTACCTCGACTTGAAGTCCGAGGTCATCTCGTTCCATTGGAAGATGGATTGGATTTTATTCAGGTGAGCAGGGATTTCTTCTCTCTCCCAATACTGCTCACTCTTCTTGGCGTGTCTTTGAGGACACGCCTTGGGAGGCTTGGGCAGGCCAATCTTTAGGTTCTGAATCTCGTATACTTCTCCGAGAGTTCCGTCCTTCGATATGATTACAAGGTCATACTTGGGGTCATAGCCGTACTTCCAAGTCTTTGCTTTGTTCTTAGTAGAAAGCACATGCTTGGGGATGTAGTCATGTATGACACGATGCAAGTTGTTATTTAGACCTTCGTTCTGCAAATCCTTGCTTTGTATCTACCTTCTTGGTAGAGCCTGTTTCCAATGTCTCGATAGCCTCTCTCTCGGCCTCGATTCTATTTAGGATTTCGAATGCATCCATGATGCACAGTTTCTTTGTAGCTGCCGCGTTCTTGAGCCTATCAGCCGACAGGTCGTCCTCCGGGTCGTGCTTGATGATTTGCTCCTTGGCAACTTTGATAAGCTGTTCCACGGCACGATGACCTGCTTCAATAATCTTGAGCTTTACATCCTTAGTGTTCATGGCGCATGGTTATCTGATGGTCGTATACCCTGTACATGGTCTCACCGTCTACGTCAAACTCGTACTCGCTGTCGGGCGTAAACGAAACGATGGTTCCTGTGTGAACTCCCTTGCTTACAAGATAGTCATTTGGATATTCCATACGTCCCATGAGTGGTTCGTGCGTAGGCTTCTCGATAAAGCACTCCTCAGCGGGGATGGGAGAAACGAAGCAGTACCTGTCGTGAGCGTGCCACTTGTTGCCGTCGTGGTACATAAAGAACTGCTCGGTATCAACGAAGAACAAGTCTTCCTTGAAGAAGCTACGCCCGCTCTTACGACGACCTTTCATGTCGTTGTAGAACTTAAATACGTTGTGGTGGACAAGCAAGGTGTATCCCGCCTTGATTGGCCCGTCATAACCCAATGGCACTGAGACTACAATAGCCTTACGGTTTGAAAACTTTGCCTCCTCCTCTGATGTGTTGGTAGTAAACTCTACCCCCTCCCAATCTACCGTGTTGTTGTATCTCGTGCCCTTATGCGGTTTGACGATGAAGTTGAATGGGGATTGCATTAAAAGTTGATGTTGTACTCCACACTAACAGGTACAGTTGGTGTGAAAGACTTCCACAGCATTACTTCGTCATCACGCTCAATCCAAATGCGGTACTCTTCGTCCACGCATTGAATAAGGTGAATGCAGTATTCTCCGTTTAGAACCCTCTGTCCTACGAGGTAATGCATAGCACCCGACTTGTAGTCGGGGCCGATGGAAATCTTTCGGATGTCCATAGCATATTAGGGCTGCACCACCATTACGATTCCCGCTGCATTGAGAGGGGCTGCACCTGTTCCGTCAGTTTGATACAACGCACCCACAGCTAATCCGTTTGATACTGCCTCTGCGTTATCTCTGTACTGAGCAAGAGTCATTACACCGGGCAGTTGCGCCAAAGAAGCAATGGAACCTACTGTAAAGTTCTTAGTTGCATCAGTAGGCGTGCCCACCACGTCAGTGCCAATGACTGTGTCTGAAACTGTAGGAGCAACCGTGGCGTATGTGCTAATCTTAGACATCTTCTTTTTCTTCTGAGTTTCTTGTAATCTCGCCCGTTTGAACGTTTACGACAGCGTCCTTGCCGTACTTCTCCATGAGGACATTCTCATAGTCGTTGTAGTCCGACTTGAGCTTGTCCACCTTTCCAAGCAAAGCAGTCTTCGCGAGTTCAGCATCACCAATCTTCATCTTGAGGGTGTTGAACTCAGCAACAAAGGTCTGAACCGTATTCAGTTCTTCAGCAGTAAGGTTTTCCATTGTAATAGAATTAGATTTTGTACAAAGATACTCTTTTTGTCTTAGTCCTTTTTCGCTGAACCGCCAAAGAAAAAGTCAACGACGGTGTTCACCTTGGCACTCATAGCACCGAAAATGGTGGAGATGAAACTAATCTCAAACTCACCGAGGTCGATGTCTTCCTCCACAAAGTATTTGAACATGACAAAGCTCAACGCGAAGTATGCGATGGTGAAGACTGTAGCCAATACTTTCTGTATGGTACTATCAGATGAGTATAGCAGACGCGCACTCTTCCTGTCCTCAACCTCAAGGTTGTATAGCTCAACCAACTGAGCATGAGCCTGCGCCTTGTCTTCAGGCGTGAGCTTCGACTCATCAATCATTTTGCTTACAGCACCCAACAGCCCCGCGTCGGGAAGTAGCTCTCCGGCTACGTTTAAGATGTCAGGGGCTTTGTCGGCCAAGAACTTGCCGACCTTCGTTTCTCTAAACTTCTTCTTCATCGTAATAAGAGCTTATCCATGCATACTCTTCGGTAGCATCAAAACTTGGACAAGCCTTATTTGAGAAGTCTCGATGACCGTGGACAACAGCGTCGCAGTACACAGCCTTTAGCTCCAACAACAGTGCAGCAAGGGAGGCTTTCTGCTCAGGAGTACGGGTATCCTTTGACGTTTTCCCATCCTCTTCTACTCCACCGACATAGCATACCCCTATGCTGTTCATGTTTTCTCCTATGGTATGCGCACCGGGCCGCTCTTCGGGTCTGCCGGGGACAATTGTTCCATCGAGATAAATCACGTAGTGGTAGCCTATGTCTGACCAATTGCGGGGGGACGAAGTGTGCCATCCCCTGATGGTTTCCATATCTATGTGCTGACCCTCGCGTGTTGCTGAACAATGAACAATTATCTTATCTATGTTTCTCACGAATCAATTTGCTTACGAGCAAGGAGCAGCTTGATTTCTTGGATGTCTGCGCTTAGTTCTTTTAGCAACTTTGTCACCTCACTCTTGCTCTGCTCAAGGGTGTATACTCGGTTCTTTAGCTTTGCTACCTCGTTGTTCATTCTAATGTACACACCGATAAGTCCTGCAAGGAGCAGAATTCCCTCGTACAGGCTAATCATCTCACTACTCATCTTCCAACATATCAGAGGGTAAAGGGTAAATCTCAAACTCCGCAAGCCTGTCTACCCACTCTTCCGGATTTGTATAGTATTCAATAACTGTCCAAGGCGTGCCGAGGCATTGCGTCTGAGACACTTCAACCCAAGACATAGGCTGCAGC